CATTGTTCTTGTTGTTTAAAGGTTTGATTACAATCCGTTCTTTGGCAACTATATCCACCAACTTTTGGCTGACCACACTTGCATTGTTCTTGTTGTTTAAAGGTTATTTTATTCATCATCTGAATCATTTGTATTTAAAAATTCAGGGTCTCTGTATCCTTGATTAAATCCTCTTTCATAAGCATCACCTATCTGCTCCTTCTCCATTTCTTTGGCTTGGTCTAAATATGGATTATGAAATTCATTCCATAACATTTGCTCTGCTAACCATTCTACTGCTGTTTTCATTGTCTTGTTGTTTAGTTTACATTTCGTTTTAAGATATGTGGCAATTTTTACCCCTTATCCTTGTTTGTTTTGTTTCGTGTTTTTCGCTTCTCGGTAGCCGTCTGAAAAACCTTTGACGTAATGCAGCTCAATCTCTTTTTTAATACGGCTCAAATAAAGCGTTGCATCCATCAACTCCTCAAGCAAATGGTTTATCCATTGGTCAAGCGTTAAATCTTCTCGGTCTAATGTAGTTCCGTATTTCTTTAGCCCAGTTGCTGAGCGTTCAGCATACTTTGCCATAACGGATAAAACTACTTTGTCGGTTACTTCTTGGTTCATAGCATTTGAATTAGTGCGTTGTAATACTCACGAGCAAGTTCTATCTTTTCTTTTATCTGCTCAATTACTTGTTCGTCTTTTTGTACATAAAATACTTTGACTCTTCGATTCTTAGGTATGTGTGAAAACTGATGTTTAGTCTCTACCTCTTCACGCAAATCTAAATCCTCGTCAATCTTGTGCAGTTTCCAATGCGCTCGTCTGATCTCGTCTTCTACCATTTCAATAGGAGTATCAACAAGGCAGTAACAAAGCATTGACTGTTGTTTTCCTGTGAGCCACATATATCCTTGAAGTTGGTAAAAATAGTCCTTGTTAGGAATTTCGGTGTCAAAAAACGGAAAGGTAGTAGCATCCCAAGAGCTTTTAACGTCTAACAATACATCCTCCGTGTTTACGTCAGGTGTGCCAGTTATCCAATCGTTTGTAAAATGCTCCTCATTCTTGTAAATAAACTTTACGTTTAAGACATCATTGACTAACAAGATAGCATCATCTTCAACTTGGATTCCTTTGTCCGTGTAACGTGAGCTAAACTCCTTCTTGATGCCGTATTTATGTTCTAACACTAACTCGTGAATGTAAGTCTTTGCCGTCTGAGACAAGAACTCACTTTTAGAGCGAGGTGTAGCCATCAGTTTCCCGATAGCTGAACACCTAATTTTGAGAGCCTTCATAATGCGTTAAGCATATCCGTTTGACCTTCCGTTAAAGAGAACGATGCTTCAAGCTTTTCACGAGTGTATTCGCCTTTTGCAATGGCTTGTACTGCTGCTGCAAATCGCTTTTGATCAATGGCAGGTAGTTTCTTCTCCGTCTTTGAGTTGTCTTTAGAATCAGGGTCGGATTCAGTCTCGTCAATTAAGAATAAACCATTAAGAGCATACTTACGAGCGTAGCTTGATGCAGTGCCAGTGCATTGCTCCGATGACATTCCTTTGTGTTCTCCAAGCTCTGCAAAACCATTCGTTTGTACATTTGCTCCTTTGGCATCCCAAACACTTGCCGTAGCCTTTAAAAATAGCTTGTCTCCTACTGCTACAATCTCATCAGTAAGGAATAACATTAGTTCGTTTGCGAGTAGGTGCGGCTTGAGTGATTCAAGAATCTGCTCGGCACTTCGATACTTGTACTTTCCAAACGAGTTGAAAGAACCTTTTGGGCATTTTAGTTCTGCCTGAACTTTTAGTAAACTTTTCATAGCGTAAAAATTAAATGTTTAGACAAATATATCGATTATTTAGATACAAATATCAATTTAGTTTATTTTTTTAGCATTTTTTATTTCGAGTAGCGTGTAAGTCTTCTTAACTCTATTGTTATTGTCAAAATCCGTTGTCTTTGGCATTCGTGTATCGGTAGTCCATTCAGGATTTAATTCACTCAAATCAAAAACATACACTCCTTTTGGTGTTGAGTTGATATACAAAGGTTTGTACCCAGTTTCAACGTAAGATAAAATCAATGCAAAATACTTGTCACGCTCTAACATTAATTTATTGTAGTGAGTCTTTCGGCATTTTAGCTCTATTCGGTATGCAAACTTGTGACTTACGCAATCCCATCTACTAAACTGATCCTTTGATTTTTCAAGATCAAGTATAAATCCTTTTTTTAGTAAATCAAATAAGTCACTTTCCTGCATCTTTTATCTTTTGTTTATAGGTTTTAATTATTTCTTTTAATTCGTCTTTTGTAAATTTTCGTGTTACTCTTGCTTTTGCTTCCAGTTGATTAAATCTTTCCGTTCCAATCTTAGTCAGTAGGTGTTGACGGTATTCAATAAGGTTGCCTGATAAGTAACTATTGCACTTTTCACATTGTAAGTGAACATTATCTTCGTCAAATCTTACGTTCCAATGGTTGTTAGCGTTGTAGAAATGCCCTGCGTTTTCTTTCTTTGGTTTCTGCTTACAAGAGATGCAGAGTTCGTCTTTGTCTCGCTCTCTGATGTATTTGTTAAATACCATTTGAGCTGCTTTTACAAGGTCTTGAACCGTTTCTAAATCCTGCTGCATTGCTTTCTTTTTCTTTTGCCAGTTCTTTATGGTAGCTTCTTGCACCCAAGCATTTACACACATCTTATTAAAGCAGTATTTTTGATTAAAGCGGATAGGCTCAAACTTCTCCTTGCAGTTCTTGCATCTCATAAAGTAATGCTTTCATCTATCCAAATTCTGAATGCTCTCTGCAAGTCTACCTGCTCGTTAAATACTTGCTCTGCGTGTTCTTCGTCTATTCGTAAAACTAAACGGTCAGTCTTTTGAATCTCATCAGCTAACATATTGGCTTTGTTTTTTAGTCCTTGACGAAAGACGGACTGGTCATTAAGGTCTTCAATGAAGTCAGCTAATACTGGCAAAAATGCTGCTAAGGCAATAAGTTTCTTTTCTCTTTTCATAATAAGTTTTCTATTTGGTTATGCTTTATTTGGTTTTCAAGTTCGTGTTTTTGTCTACTCAGCTCCATATTTCTATTGGCTAAAATTGTGTTCTCTCGGCTTAAACTTACTGCGTGTTCGTAAAGGTTTGTCAAAAAGCTAATAGCTTCTAATAGCTCATCTTCGCTTTGTTCTGCGCCTTGTATGTAATCAGTTGCTTCGGGTCTTGTTTTTAGTATTTGCTCTCGTGCGTTTTGGATTCGTTTTTTAATAGCCCAAAGGTTTGCTCCTGTTTTGATTTTTTGTAGTCCTAAGTCCATTAGATTGAAAATTGTTTGTTAGTTGGAGTTCTATTTGCATAAACACGATTACCACTATAATCAAGCATATAGTATTGGTATTTATCAACGTCCAAAAATAGCTTATATATTCCGTTTTTACTTACTCCCTTTGGTTTGCTTTTGGCTACTTTCAAATGTACCTCGTTTTTTTCTACTCCGCTTCCATCTTCGTTAGCTAATCCGTAAGGAGGTCTCCACGGAATTAATACGCTTAAACCTTTTCTAAACCATACCTGACCACCTGCGAAATCTCTTGCCGTAGGAATTGGAAAGTATCTAAGTTCAGTTCCTGCTATTGACTTGCCAGTTATCATTGGTTGGTCTCTAACGTGATTAATAATACAATTATGTCTATTCGTCTTTCGTGCGTTTTTTCGTGCTTGTCCTAATATCCTACTTAAATACTTGTCTTCACGTCCTAAATCAGAAGATATAAACTCCTCCGTAAGCTCATTCCACGGGTCAATAGTTGTAGTGTGAATAGTAATTTGCTCTTTGCGTTCTATCTCATCAACTAAATCATAAAACTTGCTTATGGTCAAATCCTCATCAATCGGGTCTATAACTATAAAATGTTGGTTGATAAACATTTCTGCGCTTACTTGCTCACCATTTGTCATTGAGGTTTGCCCTTGAACATATGGCTTACCTATAAACTTGTAGCATAGTTCCGAAAATATCTCAGCAGAGTTGCCAGTCTCAGGAGAAAAGATAACGTGATTCCAACCGTGTAAACACGAAAGGTTTATAAGTATCTCAAACCAAAGCTCCGTTTTACCCGATGCAGGTGCAGCTCCTATGTAAGTTGTAGTTCCTTCTTTAATTGTAATTGGAAGCATATCCCAATCCCAACCAATTGATTTACCTCTGACATTTTTCTCGTGTCTAATGCTAAACATCTCAGCATTTAAATCAGTTAATTTCTTGTACATAACTATCCGTCCCAATCATTAGTTAAACCATATGAAGCATTTGCAAAATTTATTTCTTTAAGATAAGGAAGCGTATTTAATAGCGTTGTCTTCCAATTTGAAATAGGCTGCAATTTACCATTTCTATTTATACTCCAGTCGCTCTCTTTCCAACTTTCGTATTTAAGTCGTAAATCTTGCTGGTTGATTTTAGGTTTCTTTTCTAAAGCGTAAGCTAAAAACTCAGAAAATTCAGGTATAGTATTGTTATTTTCTTTCTTATCATTCTTGTTTGGTGTCACTTGCGTTTCACTTGCTTTTTGTTTGAGTTTCACTTGCGTTTCATCTGCGTTTCGCTCACCTTGATAAGTATCATATTTACAGATAGTTAGCCGTGTCGTTATGTGTTCCGATTTTAGTTCAATCATTGAATCACTTTCCAACAACTTTAAAAACCGTCTTACCTTACTTTTATCGCAATTCCAACGTCTTGCCAAAGTGTCTAAACTGCACAATGTCTCACCACGTTTACAAGTCAATACAGTACCTTTGATATTTACCTTTTGTTCTGTATGATTAACCAACGTAAGTAGGTCAATCCAATTCCTAAATTTCCACTCATCTTTGAAAATCCAATGAGAAGTAATTTCTCTGTCTAATTTAATCCATCCGCTCATCTGCAACATTTTAGCAATAAAAAAGCCCATTAAGTTTCGTGGTTGCAGCACTACTCCTTAATGAGCTTTCAATAATATTTTTTATAAGGTCTGCAACACCTCTTACAAACATAACGTTATTTATTTAAATAGGTTGCTCTTGTTGAAAACTTTTTTGATGGTCATACCTACCCTCGTTATTCCAGCGTCTGATTCTACGTAGCTTTTCTAAGTTTGTAGCTTTGGCTACGTCATCAAAAATATTACGTCTTTGTTTTGTAAACGTCAAAGGCTCTGACATCAGTTGTACGCAACTTTCAGTCATCTTCTGATACAACCTATCAGTCTTTAACTCTTCGTGTTTGCGAATCGAATGCAGCACGGTTGAGTGGTCTCGGTTTAATATCTTTCCTACTTCTCCTAAAGTTAGCTCTTGTGAGCGGTACAATGCCCAACATAAGTAATGCCTTCTAAAGACGTAGAACTGCTCTCTGCTGCGCCCATTTAAGCCTTCTGACTCAATGTATTCTTTTACTTGTTCTATGTTCATAGCTTTTCTATTTCTTCTTTAATATCTTGTAGGTATAAAAACTTGTCAAAGGCTTCACTTAAATCTCCTGTAATAAATTCCTTTGCAAAATCAACTGCAATCAATGCACATTTAATGGAATCTTCATAAACCTCATCGTGCATCAACACGGATGCAAATTGCTCAACTAAATCTTTTGCTTTTTCTTTCGGTGTCATAGCGGTGTTACTTTAAATTGTCCATCATTAAATCTTCCTGACTCAAGTAAGTCCATTTTTTTCCAGTAAGCAAGTCCTTTGCTTGTGAATATCCACTCTTGGACTACTGCAAGTCCTACTTGGTATGTTAGTTTAAATCTCATATCTCTTGCATTTTAATTTCACAAATTCGGTTATATAAATCAAAGTTAAAGTTATCCCAGTATCAGTTTAATTGATAGTCTCTAAACAAACCAAGTGCCTTCTTCGTGTGGGTTAAAGTGGTAGCACTGATAGGCAAACTCGTGGAAATGGTCTGATGCTCCGTGAGTAAGTTCTGCGATAACATCTTCAGCTTCTGAGATTGTAAGTTCTTTGCTCCATTCTGCGGTTTCAACTGTCCAGCTTTCATTGTCGTTAATTGGGTTATAGTGATACATTAAATCTATTGTGGCGATGTGTTCGTCATCCCATCGGTTGTAAACATCTACTGTTAAGATGTGCGTGTAGGCATCAGAGTTCTTCTCTGCATACCAGTATTTATTTTCCGTATTTTTCATTGTAAATTCTATTAGCGTATTTAGAATAAAACTTAGGTAGTTCGTGTTTCTTTACAAAATGAACTTGCGTGTCTAACATCTTAAAGTCTCTCACAGGCGGTTTGACTGTACTGATAAGCCACATTAAAAACATTGCTCCTACGATTACTGTAACTAAACCACCAAGTATCTGACGTTCATCTTGGTTGAGGTCCGAGAATAAAAATTTAATTGTCTTCATAGCGTGTCTTTTAAAAGTTTTAGCATTAAATTGTAAAGTGAAAAAGCGTGTTGAGTTTCTTTGTGGTCAGCACCAAGCGTATCTCGTTTGGTTACATACTCTTGCCAAAGTTTCTCCTCTTCAACAAGCATTAGTTTTGTGTGTTCTTTCATAGCGTTTGTTTAAATGTTTATACAAAGATATAAACTTATTCGATATATAAACAAAAAAGTTTCAAAATGTTTAAAGTTTTTTTAGATTCCTTTATTTTACAAGGGTTTCAGACGTAAAGTTTTTTTGGTGTTTTAAGGATTTACCCTTATTTTGCGACAAAGTTTGTAAGGTTATACCCTTATTTTATACATAAGGCATCTGTCGTGTATAGATTTTGGCGTTTTCTTTACATAAGCAAACTACTTAAGGTAGGTGAGAAACACTTAATATCCGTTATAAGTAGCCAAATCAATACTTTAAAGTTGGTTTATGGCTCATTATGTCCAGTTTTTTTAACTATAAAGTAGAAAAATAGTCAAGTTTTTTGAGCTTATAAGTTGACATTTTGTGTAATATACCGCACGTATAGTCGGATTTTTACCGAGTACCTATGGTATTTTCAACATTAAGTGTAATGTATAGCCCATTAAACAAAAAACCAAACTAATTGCATAGTGTAATAAACAAAAAAAGCCCCCGATTAAGGAGGCTCTTACGCTATAAAGTAGGCAAATATACTAAAAATTATGGGTAAGCCGTGCTACTTGACCAAATTCTTTGTGATGCACAAAACCTTCAACTGCTTTAGGAACGTAACCATAGCCGTTGCGATGATGCCAGCTATCCGTACCTGATGGACTTCTCAATGATTCAACGGTTACTCCGATATAGTCCTTTGAGGTTTTATGATGAACGTGATGCGTATAAACATAGCGATGTTTGGTTTGACTCCACTCCAGCGGAAACTCCGTAGCCATCAATAAAGGTAAGTCTTGGTGTTTTGCTCCATCTCCGTGAGTCGTGCCGATAAGGTTCTTTCCGTACTGGAAGCCTTTTCGATGTGCAATTGAGCAATCAAAAGTAATGTTCTTGCAATCTTTAAACCAAGTCTGAATAACGTCAGCAAGAAAGAAACCGTGTGTATAATCGTGATTAGAGGGATTGAAAGTAAAATGTACGTCAGCAACCCCGATAAGAAGTTCGAGAATCTCAACATAAAGTTTTTTAGCTATTAGAAAGTTAGAGTACCACATTCCATCCGTGTCTTGTGAAGTTCCTGCGGTAGTTGTTCGTTTTGGAGTATCAATGTGCAGAATATCGTTGCCTCCTATAAATAGAATCTTGTCAATAGTGAATCCGCTTGATTTGTCTAAAATACCTTTTACTCCTTCTAAGACACGCTGTACTGCTATTTGGTTGTTATATGTCTCTCCTACTTCGAAAGCATCGCAGAGCTTACCTATGTGGATGTCAGCAGGGTCTATGACTAAGAGATGTCCGTCACTTGATGGATTCCGTGTTATCGTAGGATACTTAGGTACATAAAGACGAACCTCATCTAAAATATCTTGACGAATCTTCTCGTAGTTCTGCTCCTCTTCTGGTTTGTAGTTTGGATTCTTAAAGAATAACGAAGCCTTTTGAGATTTTAGCCATCCGTGTTTTACGTCAGCATCGTTTAAGCCCATACCATTGGACTCTTGTTTTATCGCTCGGTATTGCTCAATGATTTCAAATTCATCTTGCTTCAAGCGGATTCTTGGTATCTTCATAAAGTGTATTTAGCAAACTTCATAAGCCATTTAGCAAGGAATCCTATGCCAAAGCCTATGATAAACAACCAAAGGTTAGGTTTTTTGTTTTTATGCTTTTCCGTTTTGTACTTAACTACCTCTACTTTTTCAATCATTCGCAGAGTATCTCTTTTTAACTTATATTCAATACGTGTCTGCAATCGTGTTTTAGGCACAAAAGAACGCTTGTAATGAACTATTGTATCTTTCTGAACAATTACCTTCTCCCACATAATTGAGTCTCTTAAAACGTAAGGAATTGAGTCAATTGAATTAATGACAAAAGTGTCTGCTACCTCCTCGCAACGGTAACCCTTCTTGATTGCTTTACGTACGTGGTAATTTACCGAGCAAGATGTCGCAAGTATAGTAGATATTAGCGACAAAATAAGTAGCGAACTTCTCATAGATTAAAGGTTTTTAAGCATATCAATCATTCGTGGACAAGGGTAAATATCTGACTTGTCTTTGCGTACTGAGTTGTGGGTGTAAATTCCTTTCGTGTTTTTAAAGGCTTCTTTGTCAAGTCCAAATATTTCCGAACGGTATTCTTTTGGTATGTCGTAAGTTTCGCAAAGGTAAATAACTAACTGGCGAGTGCTTTCTATTTGTTCGTCGGTGTATTTAAACCAGTGCTTGTATCCTTTGTATGGTGTGTCTAAAGTTGTTACCATTGATTCAGGTACAACAGCATTGACGTAGTTATAAAACTTTCCGTTTTTTTCTTTTAAGTATCCCCAGTTGCATACCTCAATACCAACTGAAGTTTTATTTAAGTTTTTGTACGGTACACCTTGCGCTTTAAATTCCTTTTGCCCAACACCTAAATGCCAAGACCAATGTTTAGACGAAAAGCATTGAACTATTAAACCATCAGCTCCTATAATAAATGCCGTAGCTATTCTCTCCGTGTTTCCATTCCAGTACCTACTAACTGCTTCAGCGTTGCCACCTCCTGCCGTATGGTGCAAGTAGATTTGTGTTTTAAGAGATTCTTCAGCAAAGAACTGAGACTCCTTTAAACGAGCTTGTTTAATTTTAGTGATGTCTAATTTCATACTACTTTAATTCTTCCATCTGCTCTTTGCCTCTCTTGACAAAAGCAATAAACTTATCCCAAACATTAACACCAGTAACTGAAAAGTAGCTTTCGTTAATGCTTTTGATTTCCGTGAATACGCAAAACGCAGTAAAGGCTTTAGTAAGTATTAAATCAACCGAAATAAAGTAGCCTAATAAATCCGCTAAGACGAACTTTTCTACCATAAAGATAAATACTATTGCACCACTATATAAAAGGCTCTTAGAAATCGTATTAGAAAGCCTGCGAGAGCGTATTGATACCCATCCGTTTTTTACTACGCTTCTCCAAATGCCGAAGCCCATATCAAGGATGATTGTAAAAATAGCCATCAAGACCATTGGCTTAACTGGAGCTAACACAGTAATCATAGAAACAAGAAAGAGAGATTTAGTTTTCATAAGAGTTGATGATATGCCAAGTAAAGTAAAATGTCATACAGGCAGCGAGTAGCTTGTGATAGACGTGTTCGCCTTCGCAAATTAATGCAATGGCGGTTGCGTAACCACAAACGAAGTACATTGAGCCTATTGCGTCTTTATGCCTCATCTCCTAACATTGGATTGTAAGGAAACTCCTCAGTTATTGAATGACCAGCAAATGCGTGCTTTGGGTTCTTTGGTTCTACAAGGTTAGCACCGAACTCGTAAAGCTCAGTTGACATAACGTCGTAGTGATATCCTTCTGCGTAGATAGGTTCGGTAATTACTTCCATACCTTCCATTACGGGAGGGGTTAACATAATAAGTCCTATCTCTACAACAGCTTGAACTCCGCTTCCGTATGCTTCGTGTTTTTCTCCGTTGAACTCCACCTCTACAAGAATGCCTTTTGCTTTCAAGTCTGCGAGTGCTTGTTCCTTGTTTTCGTATGTCAGTTTATAAATCATATCGTTGTAAGTTGTGCGAGTTGAGTATTTGTTAAGCGAGTTGGAAAGAGGATTGCGGAGTTAATACCTTTATTTGCTATATATATTTGATTTGTTGGGTCTCCTGCGTATGTTCCTAAATGTAAATTAGAGCAAGTTGGTACATTACCCAAAACATCTGTTCCTATTTGAGTTCCATTTACATATAAAATAAAATCATTTTGTTTATATGCTGCTGCAATTTTTATTCTTTGACCAAGAGTAAATGAACCACCTTGTATAGAAACTTGACTTGTTGAACCAACAAAAACTTTTAAAGAAATTCCGACACCAACTTTTACTAAATATATAGAATTGTCTATTGAAGTGCTACCTGTAGATTGTAAAAATAAATAAACTTCATCTGAATTATTTCCAAAATATCCGTCAAAGAAAATAGTCCCCTCCGTTTGTCCTATAAGCGAACTAATACCAGTCTTAGAAATAACGTCTGCGTTTCGTGTTACACTTGCTGAGGTTGTAGGTATGTAGGAGGTAGGGTATGCGCCCGCTTCTATTTGTGCGCCCCAAAAGAATAAACTACCACCTGCTATAGGAAAGCCAATTGATGCTTCAGCGTAAACTACAACGGGAATAGGTGCGGTAAGAATACATCTAAACCATCCATTATCTACGCTTTCAATTTTGCCACTTGTTCCACTTCCACTAAATGGAGTAGCGGTTTGAGTTGTTAAATCAAAGTTTGCACCCCAAACTCCTACTGGAGTACCAATCAACATATTAAATGCACTTTGTGTGTCAGCTTTAGCGTAAACAGAATAACTAAACGAATTATTTGTAATAGCGGATACTACTGCGGTTGGATATATATATGAGTTTGTATTTGTAAAAGCAATTTTATCAGCTGACATAGTCCCGTTAGGTGCAGTTGTATTATTTGCGAATGCAGTTATACCTATCTTACCCCAGTCAGAATTATCAAAAGACGAACTATAAGTAAGTAGGTTAGTCCTCTGCGGTTCTACTAACAAACTTGGACAAGTACCGTTTGAGTAGTCAAGACGTGGTATGTTAAGTCTTGTTTCCGTCTTTTGGTAGTCTTTGGCGGTTGAGCCTTCGACAAGTTGTGCTGCATACGCATAAATATATTGAGTTGCAGGTGTGGAAAGGTCTATTCTTGCAACAAGCGAACCGCCCGTATTAACAAAAGTTGAAGTATATTGATATCGCGTTGGTGTGGTAGTGAGTGTAATTGGAAAAGTAAAAACTTCACTAACCGCATTGTTATATAAAAATAATACTACGTCTAATGGTTGTCCCGAATCAGTCCACAAATAAACGGAATATGTATAAGTTCCATTACCCGCAGAACTTATTTTTGCTACCCAAGGGTCTGATGGTGATGATACTGATGTAATTTTGGTTGCGTTATTTTGACCCGTTAATGGATTTAAAACAAGTTGTGTTGTTGCTATATCACCATTCGCAGTCCATTGCGTTAAATCTTCTGAGTAGGTGAATAAATTATAAGGCACTAACTCCACCAACCCCGCAGAGTTTACTCGTGTTGCTGTGGTCGCTCTTACGACTGACATATCGCCAGAACCATCGGATGGAATAACGGAATATAATTTGCCCTCTTTGACCGCATTCGGTGTCACGATAAGGCTCGCAGTATCTAATAG